ATTATAAGATTAACTATATCAGGTGCTAATGAGTTCATTACATAAGTAGCCAACTCCGTGAAGTGAAATGTTTCGCCGAAATCCCAATTCTGTAAAGAAAAGTATCTATTAATGGAAGAAACAATTCTTACTTTTATATCATTATCATTTACAACTGCTTCGGGATTTTTCACCACCTTAAATATCGCTTGTAAATTTTCTCCTGCTTTAGAACCAAATAACACCTTATACTTGACTGGGTGGTATATTATTTCATCACTAATTGCTTTTACTTTATTAATTTCCGCACCGTACTGTTGGAACAACTCATCACTGCTTGGCGGCAAAGGAGCAATAGAAGTGTTTCCTGCTAAGAAAGATCTATACGCTGTATCGTAAGATCTTGTTAATAGATAGACGTCTATTATGTTAGAAGCACTTGGATCTATTCTGTTGCTCTCATTTGCACTATGAATGTAATGAAACTTAAGATCGCTTCTTCCTACAAACGCTTGATAATCACTTGTGAGATTAAGGACATTATTGTTTAACACCTTAAAGTTTTTCTGATCTTCTATGTAAAAAACTTTTCCATCAGTGTATTGTGAATAAGCACCTATTGCCGTTTCAGTTGGTACAATTGATATAGTGTCACCTTGTGCGTAATAATTAAATTTATTAAATCCTTGATTGCTACTTTCCTTTTTCAAAAATACATATTTTGTTGTAGGATTGACTAACGGATCAACAATCACGTCAAATATATCTGGATCATCTATTGAGCCATCATCATTTAAATCAAAAAATCCAACTTGAACTTTTTTGCTGTTTATATAGCCGTCTTGGTTTTTATAATCAGAAACAATTTCCCAATTAATATCATTATTAAATTGTGCTAGACTATCAGGCTTTGTGTTAAAATTCATTACAGATATTTTGTCTTTTACTAATTGTCCTGTTGCTGAATCATAAATTTTATTTTGACCATCAAAATAGAAACTTAATTCTGTATCACTTTCAAATATATATTTTAATCCCCTATTGGTCACTGTGTATTTTTCACCATCTGTTTCAAATAATATAAACCAACTTGAATCTAATTGATTACCTGTTACATCTCCAGTTTTACCATTACTAAACGCATCATTTACATTTAAGTTTTCATTAATAATGACACGCCAAATTCTGTTAACTTGATCATATCGTAATCCAAATGTTTTATAAGCAAATACCTGATCTATAATTTGTGATCTAACATCTGCTGTGATGTCTTTTACTAATTTAGGTTTAACTTCTTGTATAATACTATTAGCTGGTAGTACAGCATTAACAGTAATAGGCCCATCACCTGTTGTTGCGTCAACGGTTGTTCCTGATCCTGTTACACTTATAACTTTTACCCACTTATACGAAGTGGCTCCTTTTTTGTTGGCATCACTGGTTAGTTCTCCGTTACCTATAAAATAAAATCCTGTAGGCGGAAGGAATTTCAACAAAGCTCCCGGTTCAACGTATCTTAAAAATCCAGTAGTGAATGACCCTACTTGAAACGGCACTAGGTTTATATTTTCTAAAAGTCCAGTTGAACTATTAGCGGCTTTGGTTGATTGTTTCCAAGTTGCGTTTAAATCACTAACAATTATTTTCGCAAAGTTTCCAAGATAAAAATTTGTTGTGCTACGTTTTTGTATTATTGGAACAATTAAATTTTCTATGTTACCTTCAATGTCTGTTTGATTTGAGAATGTAAAAGATTGTTTTTCGTCAAATGCTTCTTTATAAATTACTCCGTCACTACCGTAAAGATTAGTGCTAGAATACTTTCCTGTAACATCTTTCAAATCAAAATATCTGCTGATACCACTCGACACTCTGTTTGTAGATTTTACTTTTACTATTTCCTGATTTGTTGACGAAGGATAAACGTTGTAGTCTTCACCTGTGATCATTCTATTTTGTGTGTAATAGGTCTGTGGTGCGTTTGCTCTTATACTTTGGCTTGTTTCACTTTGTGAAGCATTTGTGACACTTGATTTAAGTTCCAAACCTAAAGTAAGAGTTTCTGTAGTACCAGATCTGCTTGTGTAATCTAATGCCACTTGTACATCTGTAATTTCTTCTGGTTTAATTCTTAAAGATCTATTTGAACTTGTTCTGTAAAATACTTGGAATTGTCCACTAGGTGAATTTCCAAAAGTGCCGTCCGCAAATATTAAACTTATTTGATCGTTTGCTCTTGTTTGTACAACATAAAAATCTCTTACACTTTTGTTTACACTATTATAGATAGCATTGTTTCCTTCGGTCGCATCAACCTTGGTCCAAATTTTATCTAGTGTTCCTGAATTATCAAGTTTTGTTAACCATACATCTGTATCATTAATATTGTCTGCTTCTATTGTAATCCTTTGATTAGCTACAACATTGCCAACATCAAATACACTATTGTTTAAAGTTCCTTGTCTAAAATGACAGAAGTATCCTGTGTTGGAACTAGCGGCTCCTCTCCCATCTTCTCTGTACATAAATTGTAAAGCATTACCTGCTATAGGTGTTTCTTCGACTAAATTTAAAGTAGTTTCATCTATATCAGTTGACACTATTTCAAACTGAGCAGGCACTCCATTTACAGTTTTTGTAAATCCAAATACAGGAACATCAGTTGTATTTTGATTTAATCTGTAAGCCTGTGTTAGTACACCATTAATACTTCTTGATTTTCTTGGCTTTCCAATTGTGTTGTTATTTGGAAGTGCTGAATTTAACACTCTTCTAAATTGTTCTGACCAATTTGAATTACTAGGATCATTCCATATGATAGTTTGATTTTGTAAATTAGCTCCATTACTATCTACTATGGATTCAGTAGTAGAAACAGTATCAAATTTTAAAAGCCCATTTGCGGCTCTGTTTCTTCTTGGATTATATGAAAGCAGTCTTGCCAGTCTTAATACAGACTCACGTCTTTCAGCAAGTTCTAAAAAGTTTTCTCTTGAGTTTAGGTCAACTCTATAAGAAATATTCTGGCCTAAAAATGCAATAATATCTATTAAAGCTAAAAACTCTGATGTTTCAATGTAATCATTAAAGTCCTCAGGATAATTGTTTCTGAGGTATGTGATCATGACTCTTCTTAAAGAGTCAAAATCATAACTTTTAAATTCTGCGTTGCGAAAACTTTGGTACACTTTTGACCAATCTTCAGCAAGTAACAGTCTATTTTGTCTATCTGTGGACGACATTTAGTTTCCTTAAATTCTTTATAAATGTATTTATTATATAGAATTATATGACCACTTAATTCTTTAACTTGTTAGGCCGTTTGCTTTGTCAAACTGTAGTCTAAGCTGTTCACTTATGTTATATGTGAGATACTGTAATGTACATTCGACTTGTAGTCCACTTTCAAACTCAGTGACTGAAACACCACTTGCCCTTACTCTTGGATCATAATTTACTATATTAGTTACATTTCTTGTTATTGCGTCTATCAATTCTCGTGTCAAAGGCTCATACAGTGCATCCCAAATAATACATCCAAATCTTGGATCTGAGAGCTTTTCTCCTTGTCTAATATTGAAATGATTGAGGAGATCCTGTTTGATTAGTCCAAGGTCGTATTGCTGAAAGCTGTTGTTTTCTGGATTGACCGTGCTAAATCCTCTGTAAGCCTTTTGTCTTACAGGTAATTTAGGTGCTTTTGCTGTTTTGATCTTTATTTCTTTATACAAGTCTGCCATAATAATATTTATTCGTTTGCGAATACCGTGGTTTGTGTTGTACTTTTTATCTTAGCATCACAATCATAAGTATCACCTATCCTACCAACTTCTAGATCTTCGGCAAAAACATTAGGACTATGTGTGACTAAAGGCGTGCCATAAACTGGAGGACAATGTGTGTGTGGTTCGTTGAGATCTGTCTTTCTATGTATGCCGTGTCCAGCAACAAATACTGTTGAACTACCTGTGTCTGTAAGTATGTCGCCAGGAGCAACACAGATTGGGTGTACTGTATCTACTATATCTCCTGATCCTACTTTTCTAGCTATTAATGGCATTATCTTACCTGCATGACTCCTCCGCCGTGTGCTATCGGTGTTGGCGGTGTTATAGATGCTAACGGAGTCAATTCTCCTTTCTTAATTCTTTGGTAGTAGCTTTTTCCTGTTTCTATTCTTTCAGAAGTTTTACTTCCTGTTCTGTCAGCATATCCAACAGCATTTTTAAATTGAGAACCTAAAGAAGTAAAGTTTGTAGTTGACCAAGTTATAAATCCAGCCTTTTCTCCTTTTGTCAAATATGCCACTGCTAATTTACAAGCGATAGACGGATCATTGGCTAATTCAGGATTACTGTAAATGTCTGTGCCTATCAATCCGCCATATGTTTTGTAGTTGTCTGTACCCGTTAATTGTATCAAACCTCTACCTCGATATGTCCAACCATCTCCTGTTTCTGGGGGACCGTTGCCCATTCTATTTCCATATACAACACTTGCTATTTGTACTGGTTTTCTATGTAAAGTTTCTGAAAGTGCTGTTCCACCTTTTTTACTAAACATTTTAAATGTTGCTCTCATACCAGCGGCACTATAATTCATGTTTTCACTCTTTGGTATAAAATTACTTTCATGTTTTATTTGAGCACAAGCCATTGCTATTGCTTCGCCTGCTCCGCCAGGAGTAGCACCACTATTAAGTGCCTTGGCTGGATCAAGTCCTAATGACTTGATTAATTCACTAATGAAGAATCTTGTCATATCTTCAACATTGACAGGATCGTTTGGTTGGGTGCCTTTGGTTCCATCATTATTTGTTTGAAATATTTTACTTGTATCAATTGATTCTGGTTCAGCATCTCCTGCTCTGAATACTCCTGAAGTGCTATTTCTTTCAGGCATGTCTGATTCTTTTTCCAAAGGTGGATTTTGGCTCCTAATTTCAGGTGCTGGTGAATTTATACTGTCCGTTTCGCCTGGTGTATGAGCAGAAGGATTATAACTTTCGTGTGAGTTCCAAGGCTCATGTTGAGGAGTTCTTCTTGGTAGTAATGCTAACACGGCATCTGATGCTCTTGTAGCATCGGCCGTAACTCTTTGATTGGCTATAGGACTTCCGTTCTTATCTAAAACTTGGTCAGCATCGTCAACTGGTTCATTGGTAGCAGGCTTGGTAAATGTATCACCAATTGAATCTGCTGTATCTGAAGGATCTGGAACTTGAGCAGGACTGTTCATATGTATTTGTGAAGCCTGTTCTCTGTGTACATCAACTGATAGAATTTGTGTTTTACCTCCAGCATCTAATTTATTATCAGTGGCACTTTTTATTTGCGTATTAGCACCACTTGTAAATTTATTATCTCCTACAGTATTTAAATTAAACGCTCCATTTACTGTTTGTCTATAATCGCCAACAACCTTAGAATGAAAGTTTTGATTTATTGCTATGTGTCCATCTAAAGTAACCTGTAAATTATAATCTCCAGTAATTGTTGATCTGTGTGTTCCTTCTATTTGAACGTCTTCATCATTACCAATTGCTTTTTGTCTATTTCCACCGATCTTTAAATCTTGATTAATTGCTACATACTTGGTATCATTTTTAAGTATTCTTACATCATTGTTTTCCGCAACCTTTACTTTTTTATCTCTCAAAGCTGTAAGATTAAAATCTCTACCTGCTAGTATATTGATATCTCTATCAGCAGTTATGTTTAAATCTGTTTCAGTCCTTATGTTTATACTATCACTACCATAGATATCAATTTTTCCATTAGAAGTCATTTCTAACCAAGCACTACCTTGTGCGTTTGCTATGTAAATTATATCTTCTGAATTGTGTAATAGAATCTGATGTCCTGTTCTAGTTCTTAAACGAATATGTTCATTGAAAGGTATTTCTGTTTTTGCTTTATCAATATTTTCAGGAACAGCTTCTACATCGTAGTATTTTGCTCCTGTAGATCCTGCTTGGCCTGCTCTCAAAATAGCAGGGTCTCCATCATCCATTACAAAACTAGAGCCTCCTAATCTACTTCTAAAATATTCAATGGATTGACCTTTTTCTCCATATGATCCTTTAGGTGCTCCGTTTCTTCTGTC